GAATCTGAGAAAGAATCTGAGAAAGAATCTGAGAAAGAATCTGAGAAAGAATCTGAGAAAGAATCTGAGAAAGAATCTGAGAAAGAATCTGAGAAAGAAAAAAAAATAAAAAAAGTAGGAGAACCTAAACCAAAAAAAGTTACAATTCAAGAAGGAAAAGAAGATAAAATGGTTTCAGATGTTGCTGTAAAACCATCTACAGGACGTAAAATGAAAATTGTTTCTAAATTTACAGTAAAAGAACCATTGGTTGATAATCCTTTAATCACAAATCGATTACCACCTTTGGAAAAATCAATACATCGGGTTTCAAACTATTATATGACAAATCGTAAAATTGCCATGACAAAATTACAACAATTATTTGAACCTGAAAGACAAGAATTTATGGAAAAAAAGGAAACTATATCATGTGATAGTAGTGGTTCTACTTCATTTGAACTATTACCACATCAAAAAATTGCTCGTGAATATTTGAATTTATATACACCATATCGTGGATTGTTATTGTATTTTTCATTAGGAAGTGGTAAATCATGTACAAGTATCGCTATTGCAGAAGGAATGAAAACAGATAAACATATTTTTGTTATGACACCCGCTTCTTTAAAAATGAATTTTTTTACGGAATTAAAAAAATGTGGTGATAAATTATTCAAAAAAGATCAATTTTGGGAATTTGTTTCTATTGATGGACACCCAGATTATATTGATATTCTTTCGAATGCTTTACATATTCCAAAAGAATTGGTAAAACGAAACAAAGGTGCTTGGTTAGTAGATATTCAAAAATCGGCCAATTTCTCTGAATTGTCAGGAACGGAACAAAAACAAATTGATAAACAATTAAATCAGATGATTCGAGATAAATATACAGATTTAAATTATAATGGTATTAATCATTCAATATTGCGTCAACTCACAGATGATAATACTATAAATCCATTTGATCATTCTGTTGTTGTTATTGATGAAGCACATAATTTTGTAAGTCGTATTGTAAATAAAATTAAACGAAAAACTTCGGTTTCTTATATGTTATATGATTTATTATTGAAAGCCACGGATTGTCGTATAGTCTTATTAACAGGTACACCAATTATTAATTATCCAAATGAAATTGGTATTTTATATAATATACTTCGTGGATACATAAAAACATGGGTTTTTCATTTAAATGTAAAATCAAATCAAAAAGTAAATCGTGATTCTATTTTAGAAATGTTCGATCAAGCTAATTTTAAAACATATGATTATGTAGAATATAGTGGTAATAAATTAATTATAACACGTAACCCATTCGGATTTATTAATAAAGTAAAACCCGGGCCACGTGGTGGTCCGAAAGGTGGATCATTACATAAAATAACAAAAAAAATAACAAAAAAAAATAACAAAAAAACTAAAAAGAAACGTGAAAATCAAAATCAAAATCAAAATCAAAATCAAATTGACAATGATAATAAATCATACAAAATAGAATATGAAAACGAACATGAATATGAAGATAAAGAATTACGACATGAAATTGATAAACAATCAGAAGGCGTTCGTATTCCAGGAATTGATTATGATCCAGTTAACACAAAATATGGCGGTGAATCAGAAGTTATGAAACGTTATAATGGTGTAAAATTAGATGAAACTGGAAATATTTCAGATGAAGATTTTATGCGTTCTATTATACGCATTTTATCTAGGAATGATATTGAAGTTATGGAAGGGGCTACTGAAGTTAAATTATATAAAGCATTACCAGATGATTCTGATTCATTTTTAAATATGTTTGTAGATACCGATTCAGCAAGTATTAAAAATAAACGACTTTTTCAACGTCGTATTTTGGGATTAACATCTTATTATCGTAGTGCACAAGAACAACTATTACCAAATTTAATAGAAGATCCTGACGCCACACCAGAACATAAAAGTTTTTTTCATATAATGAATTGTGAAATGAGCAATTATCAATTTGAGTATTATTCTAAAACACGCAAAGAAGAACGTGAACAGGAAAAAAAATCGAAAAAAAACGCAAAACGTCAAAAAGTTGGCGAAGAAGATATGTATTCTATGTCAGCTGCTTATCGTATTTTTTCCCGTGCTTGGTGTAATTTTGTTTTTCCACAACCACCTGGACGTCCTATGCCTGATGCTAAAAAAAATAAAACAATAAACGAATCTATTTTTGATGCTACTCCTGCAAGAATTTTACAAGAAACAGATGTTTTTGGCGAAGAAACGGACGAAGGTGATGATGTAGAACCTGAGTCGTCTGAAGCAAATGAAGCATTGTATTCAGAAAGAATTGAACGCGCATTACAATTTTTAAATGAAAATGCCAGTGAATTATTAACGCCACAAGGATTAATTACATATAGTCCTAAATTTTTAAGAATTCTTGAAAATTTAAAAGATGAAAATAATGTAGGATTACATTTATTATATAGTCATTTTCGAACGATTGAAGGTATTGGTATTTTAAAATTAATATTAGAAGCAAATGGATTCGAACAATTACGTGTTGTAGAAAATGCAAGCAAAGAATGGAGTTTGGTACCACCTACAGATATATCAAAACCACGTTTTTTATTATATACAGGCACTGAAAGCACTGAAGAACGTGAATTACTACGTAATATTTATAATAGTCAATGGGATGTTTTACCACCAGGATTATCAGGACAATTAAATGAAATTGCTGAAAATAATTATATGGGAGAAATTGTAAAAATAATGATGATTACTTCTTCTGGTGCTGAGGGTATTAATTTACGTAATACTCGTTTTGTTCATATTGTAGAACCTTATTGGCATATGGTTCGTTTGGAACAGGTTATTGGACGTGCTCGTCGTATTTGTAGTCATCAAGATTTACCAGAAGAATTACGTACAGTAAAAGTATTTTTGTATTTAGCAACATTTTCACAAGAACAAAGCACTAGTGACAAAAATAAAGAATTAATTATCAATGATGTTAGTAGATTGGATAAAAAAACACCCATTACTACAGATGAACATTTATATGAAATATCACGTATTAAAGATACTATTAATCAACAATTATTGAAATCTGTAAAAGAAAGTGCTATTGATTGTTCTGTATATGCTTCATCAAATACAAGTGAAAATTTGGTTTGTTATGGTTATGGAAAAGTAACATCAAATGATTTTGGATCATTTCCATCATTAGAAGAAGATGAACAACAAAAAGACGATTTGAATGTACGTAAAGAAAAATTAAAATTACGTAAAATTACTGTAGGTAAAGAAAGTTATGCATTGGACGAAACTACACGTATCATATATGATTTGGATAGTTATGTGCGTTCAAAGAAGTCTGGTGAAGATTTAGTTGTAGTCGGTAGATTAGATAAAGTAAATGGACGACTTGTCATTGTCCCTATGTAGATTGATAATTATTATATTTTATTTTACCAATATAATATAATATAATATGATAGGAACTATACCACATGTATCTATTTCAAAAACACAAAGAGTTCCATTACGATATGTTCCTAAAAATTTGACAAAAAAAGATCGTACAAAACAAATATACGAATTGCGAAAATCACGAAAATCCTATAAAAAAGGAATATATCATTCACGTCCAAAAATATCATCTTTTCCACAAAAAAAATCAAAACATGTTGTAAATGCCATGCGTATTTTTGGTGTAAATTCTGTAAAACCAAATAAAAATTTGGCACGTAAAACACAATGTTCTTTGAAAACACTGAAAAAAATAGTTAAAAAAGGAGAAGGTGCGTATTTTTCAAGTGGTTCTCGACCTTCTCAAACAGCACAATCTTGGGGATATGCTCGTTTGGCATCATCATTGACTGGTGGGAAAGCGAGTTTAGTTGATTATTCGTTATTGGTAGAAGGTTGTTCTCCAAACGGAAAAGTTTTATCAATGGCAAATAAAACGAGAAAAATGATGAAAAAATAAATATCATCCATACATTGTTAGTAAAAAAATAAAATATCTAAAAACATAAATAAATATAAACGCATGATTCTAACATAAGTATTAGAATCCACCGAAATATATTATTACATGAATGAAGATAATGTGGTTCTCCTTTTGAAAACTGTACAAATACAACCTATACGTAATATGATTACAGCAATAAAAGATATTTTGACCGATGCAACTATTACATTTACTAAAAATGGTATGAAAATAATAAATTTTGATAAAACCCATACTATTTTAGTAAATGTAATGTTACATGCCAATAAATTTGAAGTATATAATTGCGAACCTGATAAAATTATCGTTTGTGCGAATACTCTTCATTTATTCAAAGTCATTTCAACCATGTCTAATGATGATACTCTTTCTATGTATATTGATAAGTCGGATTATCATGATGGTGTAGTATCACATTTAGGTCTTCAATATGATAATGGTGATATTAAACAATGTTACAATCAAAAATTGCGTTTGATTGATCCTGACACTGAAGAATTAGTAGTTCCTGATGTGGAATACTCTACTATTATCAATATGCCTACTACAGATTTTCAAAAGATTATTCGTGATCTTAATGGAATTTCAGATCGCATTGAAATAAAATCTGTAGGATCCGATTTGATTTTTTCTTGTGAAGGTAATTTCGCAAGTTCTCGTATTTTACGATCAGAATCAGATGGTAATATGGAATTTGTTCAAAAACCAGATGCGTCTGTTGTTGTACAAGGTGAATTTTCATTGAAAAGTTTGAGTCATTTTATAAAATGTACACCATTATGTAGTCATCTAGAAATGTATTTGGGAAATGATTTACCACTTATTGTAAAATATGATGTAGCCTCTTTGGGAAGTATCAAGTTATGTCAAGCCGCATTAACACCAACATAAATTATATTTTTTTCATATGACATCTGTAATTATGATATTTTTATTTTACAAAATATCATAATTTTACTATTATTTACAAAGTTCTTTTACACATTGTTTATGTGTCAACCAAGGTTGAAAAAATTTTCGACGATTTACTTCTTCAAAAAACATATTACGGAATTGTTTTAACTCATCTACCGTCCACCAAATGTCTTTTTTGATATTATTAGAAATGTAAAAATCGATTCCATTAATATAAAAAGTTTTATTTTCTTCTACAAATATTTTCACTTTACGAGAACTATTACTATTCATTGTTTTGTTTTTTGGACTACTATTTATCTGGTAAAAAATATTATTTGTTTCATTTATATCATTATATTCATAAGGAATCTTTTTTTCAATATAATTTGTAGAATTTATATAGACAGATGGTTGCAGCATAGATGTAAAGAATAACGAATAAGATTTTTCCATATTTATTTTATTTTTATATACCTGATATATTAGTATAAATTAAAGTCATATTTTTTGTAAAATTACTTTTTTCGCTAAAACTCTGGTTCATGTTTTTTAAAAAGACAACCTTGTTTTTGTAAATTTGATATATCGATAATATTATTTGGATCTTGAATCAAACAATTATCTAACCAAATTTTCACAATACAAAAATTTTTTTTAGGAGATATTGTAATACCATTTACATGATTATTGTATTCCTTTTGTATAAAAAGTGTTTCACCACATATAGCACAAAAAAGCGTTTTCCATACTTCATAAACCTGTTTATTTGTAACTTTAAAAGAAAACGCTCCACCTGTGCGATTTTTAGGATCTTCCCATAAAGGAGTAATTCCTTTTCTCATTATAAAAAGCATCGTATATTTTACAATTGTTTCTGGTATCTTATTATTTAATAATATAACTTCTTCGACACTAGAAATATTTGAAGCGATGATTTTATAACTTGAAAGATCCCAATTTTTATCGTGTGGTAAATGGTAATATAAATCCCATTTACCAAGCAAATCGTGGTTTTGGGTCGGAATACTAATTGTATCCGTCATTTATAATCCCGTGTATAATTATAATATAAAACTTTATGTAGTTTATTATAAAAATAATTCTAGATGTTATTTACAAGCAACAATTATTGGTCGATAAATTATTCATATTTTTTTCATTTGATTTTATCTTGTAACTATTTTCATCTAATAAAATATAATCATTGGAACCAATTTCAATATTTACCAAATGCCAATTTAATATTTTGACTTTATATTTTTCATCAAAAATATATTTTTGCGATTGATGTTCTAATAAACGTTTTACAAATGACATTGAAAGGATTTCATTCCTCTTCAAAAAATATCCAGAATCTACTTCCAGATAAATAGAATTTTTCATTTCTGGATGTGTATATTCTACACACAAAAAGAATTTTGGTGTTTGTTCAAAAGAAATATCTTGAAATACAATAGTTGATGATTCTGTAATACGTGAAATATAACGATGTTTCATTTTTATAATAATCAAAAAATTATATTTTTTTTCTAATGAAATGTGTTTTACAAAATTACATGTTTCAATAAAATTATTTATAGTATAATTTAATTTATTTTTTACTAATTCTTCTGAATTGAAATCTGTAAATTTTGTATTTAAAACGGTTGTTGTTATAAAAGGTAATTCTAATTTATCGTCATTTAAATTCATATAAATCTCAGAAAACAACCCTTCTTTGAAATAAGAAATTGAACACCAAGGATTATAGAATGGTTCAACTTTTTTACGTAATACAAATTGAAAAATATTATGAAAAATACTATTTACAGAATCTATTGTTTTTTTTGCTATTTCATTTGTATAATACAATTTACTTATTTTATTACCTACTATCATAGATATATTTGAATAAAATTTCAATATTGATAAACTACTTATAATAGTAAAGTTAGATAACCAATTACGTATAATTATATAATTATTGAAAATCAATGACATTATATTAGTAAATAATAGATTTCTTTATATTTTTTCAAATTATTTAGGATAAATATAATATGCGTATAATATATACCCTATACAAAATGAGCGCATGGATCGAATTTGTAACAAAAACACACGCAGATATTAAAAAAAAAAACGGAAATGCAAAATTCAAAGATACTTTGATACATTGTGGAAAAATTTGGAAATCTAAATCAATGGCAAAAAAAGCCAAATCAACTACCAAATCAACTAGAAAAACTACCAGAAAAAACAGAAAGACAAAAAAAAATAACAAACATTAAAATTTATTGTTGATTGATAATAATAAATTTACAATAACTTGATTTGATTATTATTTTTTTGTATTTCCATCGTTATCACTATCACCAGTATCATCGTCACTATCATCATAGTTATCATCATCATTATCATAATCATCATTATAATCATCATTATCATTTTCATCATTATCATTTTCATCATTATCATTTTCATCATTATCATTTTTATCATAATCATCATTATAGTCATCATTATAGTCATCATCATCGTGCATTACATTATAATTATTAATAATAATATCATTAATACGCATGTAAATATTGTTATTTTCACCATGTCGATAATTAAAAAGTCTAAGAATTTCAAAAAAATCATTATTATTAATTGATTTTCTAGCACCAAAAACTCCAAAAAATAAATCTAGTAATTCTCTACTATCATTTGTATTATCACCAACAATACTTGCTGTTAATTCTTGAAATTGACCTAAATACATTTTTCTATTATTGTTAGTATAACGATAAAAAATTTCATTTACGTTGTTTACGTTGTTTCCATCCATATTTATACTATATTAGTTGAAAAAATACTAATTGTAAAATTATATAAACACACCATAATAAATATACATAATAAATGATGACGAAATATTTTGGATTGTTTTTTGTATTAACTTCAATTATCAATATAGATTCTTTTAGTTTTCCAAAAAACAGTAAATGGTATACAAATCCAAATCAGCTTGATACAAAAAATATTGAACAATTAGAGAAAATTTTTTATATTAAAAATAGTCGTTATTCTCCTTATAAAAATAAATATACAAATCGGTCTATTGTAAATATTAATATTACTCAACAACTAATAGATATTAACAATAAATTAACAAAAAATTACAATGAATCTATTCAAATGGAAGAATATATACAAGATGAAGAATTTAATATTTTCAAAAAAGCAATTGATGATATAGCAGATAATAATAAACACGAAGATGAAGATGAAATAGATGATAGTACAGAATATGGATATAAACATAAAAATAATCAAGGTGAATATGGTTATATTGATAGTACTGGTGTATTTCGATATAAAGATCCAAAAATATTCAAACAACCACCAGTAAGTGTTCGAATAATGAAAGCGAACCCCGACGAAGATTTAAGTGAATATTTTTTTCCAAAAGGAAATAGAGAAAAACGTGGTAATGACGATTCTAGTTCTGATGGTAATTTTCAAGTTATAAAAAATTCGGAATATTCCTTTCATGATATTGGTGGTTATGATAAAATTAAAAAAGAATTACTTCAAACTGCTGATATTTTGATAAATTATGAAAAATATCGTAAATTCAATGTACGTACACCAAAAGGTATGATTTTTGAAGGACCACCTGGTAATGGAAAAACCCTTATGGCAAAAGGTTTCAGTGGCGAATTGAATGTTTCTTTTATTTCCGTTTCAGGAAGTGAATTTTCCGAAAAATATGTTGGCGTTGGTGCCATGCGTGTGCGTGAATTATTCAAAAAAGCGGAAGAAAATAAACCATGTATTATATTTATTGATGAAATTGATGCATTAGCAAGAAAACGTGGTAATGATATGGTAAGTTCTAATTCTGAAAAAGATCAAACTTTGAATCAGTTGTTAATCAATTTGGACGGTTTCAAACATTCAAATGGTATTTTTGTTATTGGTGCAACCAATCGTAATGATTTACTTGATCCAGCGTTAGTTCGTCCAGGTAGAATGGATAAAAATATATTCATTGGAAATCCAGATAGTGATACACGTAAAGCAATTTTAAAAATTCATATGAATGGCAAACCAATTTCACCTGATATTTCGATTGATTCATTGGTAGAAATGACTGGAGGATTTAGTGGTGCTCAAATAGAAAATTTGTTGAATGAATCTATGTTACGTGCTTTACGTGAGAATCGTGAAGTTATTACTTTCGAAGATTTAGATTATATTATTAATCGTATTTTGGCAGGATGGCAATCTACTGAATCCAAATTTTCTGATGATATTATTCAAAGGATTACTCTCCATGAAATGGGACATGCGGTTGTTGGATTTTTTTCATCTAATCATGCAAAATTGACAAAAGTATGTTTGAATTTATGGTCTCCTCGTACTCCGGGATATACTATATTTGAAAGCAATGATGAAAACACTAATATTTATACAAAAGATGGTTTATTTTCTCATTTGATGGTTTTACTTGGAGGTAGAATTGCGGAAGAATTATTTTTTGGATATTCGGTTACTACAGGAGCACGTAAAGATTTAGACGAAGCTTATAAATTGGCGCAAAGTATGATTATTCAATATGGAATGGGCAAACAAAATATTTATCCTGATTTAAGTGATCAGTCAAAATTTTTAATTGATCAAGAGGTAAATGATATGTTGGTTTTAGCAAATGATGCTGCACTAGCTATTCTATCGGAGTCACGTGAATTTATTTTAGATTGTGCTGTTATTTTAAAACGTGATCAAATATTGAAGCCCGAGCAGATGTCTGAAATTATTCGTACAAAATACATTGATTTATGGAAAAAATATGATATTACTCGTTTTTTAGTTTGAATATTCAAACAAACAAAAAAATACAAAATTACAAATATACAACATAACGTTCGAGCCTCAAATAACTATATTATATAATAAAATATTTACATTTTTTTATATGAAAACATTCCGTTTCCATGATATTTTTTATTTTTTCGCCATTCGCTACTTGCTTCATCAAAATCAATTTCTAAACTATCAAATTTTTTATTGGCCAAAGTTCTTGATTTTGAACGAGTAATTACCTGAAGTGGAATTACATTTTTTTCAATCATTTTATTGGGCATCATTGTGCAACTTTTTGAACGAGTCATCATCATCTTTTACTTTTTATAAATTTATTTATCTTTTACTTTCTATATCAATTTTGTATAAAAATATTACACATTATGGATATCATAAAACATATTAATAAAATAATACTAGTAATTTTAAAAATAAGTGAAAATATATTTGTAGAATTATATTTCATAATATTAGTTAATAATACAAACATTATAATATAACAAAGTGAAAACCCAAAAATTTGTTTTAAAATTACCTCAATTTGTTTATTAACCGTATTATACATTTGTAGTTCTTTCGTTTCAAAATACATACTTTACTTGTTTTATTGATTTATTTTCTAATAAATAAAATTAATCAATTTTTATTATTTTATACACATTAGATATCAAGCGATACTACATTTTTATCTGAACGTGGTTTACGACGATTGGTTTTTTTAGGCATTGATGTGTTTTGTAAATCTTTCAAACTTGTAATACTAATCATTGAATCGTTATCATAATATGATTGTTGATCATTTGATGTATTTGAATATTGTGGTGTAGGAGGACGAATATCTACCGTTTTTGTTTTTAATCCTGACAATATACTATCGATATCTGTAATTTTAGGTCCATTCATTTCAATACGTTGTTGTGGAGCATTTTGTTGTTGCTGCTGTTGTTGCTGCTGTTGTTGTTGTTGCTGCTGTTGCTGCTGCTGTTGTTGATGTTGTTGTTGCTGCTGTTGAATTTGTGTTGGTTGCGAGGGTTGAGGAGGAATCATTGATTTTAGTTGTGGTTCTGGAACATTTATATTTTGATATCCTTGATTTACATCTATACCACTTTCTTGATACATACTACCACGTCCCATAGAAATATCTGGGCGATTTGTTGTGGGTTGTGTAAAAACCAGTCCTGGGCGTGTTTGTCCTGAAGATTGATTTCTAGTATCAACAGGAACTGGTGGTGGACCTGTCATTGTATTTGGACGATTATTATTCAATAATTCACTTGCGAATGACATTCCAGGAGATGATTTTTTCATAACATCTACTGTTGCATTTGTAAACATACGCATTAAATCTGGATTTTGACGCATAATATCATCTACACCTGGTGCTGCCGTTGAAAGAGTACGATTTGTAAAATGAACAACACTAGCGCTAAATCCCAATTTAAGTAATAATGCCAATTCTGGGCTCATTTTGCCTCCTTTGTATTTGTCATGTAACTGTTCAAAAATTTCACTATAACTATCAATATCTTCACTTATCGATTCACCCCATCCATCCAAATTAATATCAAATGGATTCAACATTCCATTACCATATTCGATTGTATTTACTGCTGTAATAAGCCAATTTTGTTGTAATTTCACAGCATCACGTTTACGTTTGTCTTCTAATGCCCCTTCATATTCGTCCTCAATTTCTTCATAAGATGATTCCATATTCAAATTGGTTGGTGTTTTCAATATTCCTTTTTCATACCATTCATCCATACTACGAAGCATAGACCGTTTCTTACGACGTTTTTCACGATCAGAAATGTTTGCAGAAGGAAAAGAAGATCCACGTGTATTTGACGGAACATCCGATATTTTAGAATACCCGTCCCATGTTTTTGTGTTACCACTCATTGATTCTGCTGTAGCCTTTCCAATTTTTGAATCTGTAGTGTGATCGTCTTCTGTAATAATTTTGACATTTTCCGAAGATTCGTTTGTTTTTCCACCAAAAAAATTGGAAAATCCACTAAATGTTCGTGATTGATTATTAGATGATGTGCTTGGTGTAGAATGTTTACCTTCCAAACTGGTAGAAAGATCATTCAATTCATTTTCTAAGTTGTCTAAATCTTTCATATCTATAGTGGTGGCATTATTTGAATTTTTAACTTTATCATTCATCAATAATTCAATACCAGATCCAAAATTTCCACTACCACGTGTATTTGGTGTAGGATCACTAAAATCAATATGAATCGGTTCCAAATTATCTAAATCAAGAGTTATATCTTCCATTTTATAATTCTTTATTATTTAACAAGTCTATTTTTTATATTATATTTTAACGTATTATACAAAAACATATACATATACATATTTATACAATACAAGACAATTTTTTATCATTTATATACCAAATTCCTTGTAAAAAACAATCTGCCAAATCATCTTTTTTTTTTGTATCTAATGATGATAACCATTTTTGAAACAATATGTTTTTTGAGATAATTTGTTTGGAATAAATTACACCATCTGATTTATGCTGTTTGTATGTTTTATTTACACTATTTATAATATTTGTATTTTCAGAATTTACAGAATCATTCGAGAACAATTTCAATTTATTTTTTGAAGAAATGAATTCTATTTGAATATCTTGTTGGTTCTCATTATTTTCCATAATAAAATATTGTGTTAATAAACCTTGAATACTAGCCATTCTAGATGCCAATGGTGATATTTGGTTCTCAATAATAACAATTTGAACATCTTTTATTGAAGAAATTTTTTGAAATTCACGTTTTATACTTTTTCCTATTTTAATCAAACTACATTCTTTCGCATTTTTTTTCTCTTTAATGATTGGTTTTAAAAGAATCGATTCATAATAATTATTTATTTTATCCAACAATTGACTTTTTTTATCATACATATTTACTTCAGGTATTTTTTTATTATTTGCGAATTGAAAAAGTTCTATTATTTTCATTTTTTTTAATTGTGTTGGAGAACATTCCTTTGTAGGTATTTGAAATTCACTTATTTTTGCGTGTTTTTCACAAAAACATTGTTCTCCTTTAGAGTATTTGGCAATATTATTACATTTATTTTTTGTTTTTTTTATTACCATATTACATTTAATAACATGTTCTTGTATCTCACTATCATTCATTAAATTAATAACATTCCAATCCAATATTTTACATTCTGTATTTGAAATTTCAAATACACAATATGCCATATTCTTAATTCCTACATCAAAACTTACAATTTTCAAAGCTTCGATTGGGTTCTCAATCATTATTTATATAATACAGATGATTTATCTAATACATTGTTTTTTGTATTCTTTTTGATTGAAAGTAATAATATCTTTACTATTTTTTATCATATATTTTCGATATTGTTGGTTAGAAGAAATATTGTATGTATCTAATATTGATGTATTTTTTTCACAACCTTCTTTATACCACGCATTTTCTAATGGTATTTCATTGCTTAAATTACTTATTTGAGACAAATACTGATACGGTAAACTTGTTATATTTGGATTATTTACAGGATAAAAAATGGTTTCATTTTTTTCGGCCACAAAAGACATACTATAATATAACTAACGATAGAAAATTATTGTAATAATTTGATTAGGTCATTTTTTTTCATTTTAGACATATCTACTTGAATGCCACGTGATAATACAATATTTTTTAATGCTGTTAAATTCATTCTTTTATATGATTCTGTATTCGATGAAGGTGTTTCTTTATTATCTTCATCTATATCTATGTCTTCTATATTTGTAGTATTATTGTCCAAATTTAAATCTAATTCCTGTATTTGTGAATCATCTTGAAATAATTCTTCGTGTATTTCTTCTAAATTTGTTACAGGTTCTTTTTCAATAACACTATCATCTACTTTTATTATTTTATATACAGTTGTCTTACTATCTGTATTGGCATCAGCATCAGCATCAGCATCAGCATCAGCATCAGCATCAGCATCAGCATCAGCATCAGCATCAGCATCAGCATCAGCATCAGCATCAGCATCATCGACGTCATCAGCATCATCATCATCATCGACGTCATCGGCTTCATCGTCTGTATTACCTTCATCGTCTGTATTACCTTCATCGTCTGTATTACCTTCATCGTCTGTATTACCTTCATCGGCGTCATCGACGTCATCGGCGTCATCGGCGTCATCGGCGTCATCGGCGTCATTGGAATATTTTTCGTTTAATTCTTCAATATTAATATTAGGATTAAATACGCGCATAGGAGGTTGAAACATTGAAATATTACCTAAATTTTCATTATTTGATGAATAAAACATAGGTATTGAAGAATTTTTATTCAAATGTTGTTGTGCTTTCAGTACAGTTATTTCTTTTGCCAAATTTTGAATAATATCAAATAATGTATCTGATTTTTGTTCAATACATGTAATTTGTTGTTTAAAATGATAAACTATAAGTAAAATTAATACGAATGCGATTCCTAAACTCAGGAAAAAAAACGTTTCTAAAAAATTTATAAACATATTAATATTTTATTATATTGTTTATATATTTTAAACGATCATTTTAAACGTACATAAACAAACGTCTAGAATATATAGAACATATGATATTATTTTGATTATACAAAATAATATCATGGCATTTTATATATTGAAAGGTATAAATGGATACAAATTCGTCTATTACAAGTCCATCTATTATTCAAAATGAAGCTAGTGTACAAAATTATTCATTTAATTCTAAAGACTTTATCATTTTTGTATTGATTTTGATATTATTTTTCGCAGTTTTAGGAATAAATATTTTTAATATAATTGGTAATTTAATACAATATTTTTTGGGATTGATCAAACCATTATTATCTTTGATTGGATATACAACAGGTTCTGTCATTAATACTACTACAGATTTAGCAACGGATACTACAAAATTTGGTATAGATGTTGTTGGTGGAACTGCAAAAGATGTTGGAAATTTATTTTTGGCTGCAAGTGATAAAAATAATATTCCAAACTATACACCAATTGCTAAAAATTATTCTTCCGCTCTTTTTAATTCTATTAGTACCACTCTTGCTTTACACCCAGCATTACGTGATAATCCACCAAATTATTATAATAATAATGCTAATACTATTTCTATACCTAGTATTAGTCCTAGTATTAGGTATAGTCCTAGTCCTATTCCTAGTCCTACAATTAATCATACACCAAATTCAACAAATGTAACTATTAATGTTCCTTCTACTGATACAACCATTAGTCCAATTCAAAATCCAATTTCTTCAAGTAAAAATAAATGGTGTTTGATTGGTGAATTTCAAGGAAAAACTGGTTGTATGGATATACAAGATTCAGATAAATGTATGTCTGGACAAATATTTCCTACTCAACAATTATGTATGAACTCCAAACAATGAACTTTGAATAATATTATATAAAGATTATGTTGATATAATAATATATTTCCAATTCTAAATGAATTCTTATATTCTTTATGTAATTGGATTACAAGACATACAATCTAAATTTTTTGTTTATTATACTCAAACAGAAGATTTTAATAAAGTAATGATGGAGTGTGCATTGCTATTTGAATTTCCACAAAAATACAAACCTATAAATATAGTTGAACAATCTTGGAATCAAACAGTAATGGACGTAGATAAATACGTAAAAAAATATATGTTTGATTATGGTATTGAAAATGTAAGAGGTGGTAGTTATAAATCTATCATACTTTCCGATCAACAAATTAACTCAATAAAATTGGAATATACATACATTAATGAAGAAATAGAAAAAGAAAAGGATTTACGTTATTTTTTATATAATATGATAAATACACAAGATAAAACAAAATTGAATAATTTAACAAGTCAATTTATTACAATGAATGAAGAATTACAAGAAAAAACATCATTTTTAAAAAAATTAGAGATATATGAATATAAAAAAAATAAAAATATTTTTATTGAACCTATCCTTAATAATATTGGTAAAATTGTAGACGTTATCAAATATTGTTATTTCTACCCTGAAAATTTTGAATCCACATGTGAAGATTTCACGAATGAAATGATTTTTAAACCGTTGAAAAATTCAAATGTTTCATTTGAATGTATTGACAATCAAATACCGTCAATGATTCGTAATGACTCATTGAAAGAGGATCCCATTACAAATATTCAAGACTATAAACCCCATGATTTTGAAAATAAAATTAATTCTATCAAAGAAATATATATAACATCTTTATCAGGAATAAAACATATATTAAAAATTGCTCCTACAATTTATCCAAATTTAAAATACGATTCAAATTATCAATCTTTAAAATATTATTTTTTATATCCTGAATTTTTATTAGATTCTTTTATTTTACATTACAAACATTATAATAAAATAGATGATTTTAAAAAAAAAATATTAGATAACTGGTGTAATTGTGTTTCTGGAATACATTATTTTTTCTTGAATAGAATTCAAGAGTTGAAATTTGATATTTCAAAATTACCTTTGAATCTTGAATGGAAATTACAAACAATATGTCATAAACTCGATTATATTCCATTGAATGAAAATGATTGATAATCTGAAATTATTACATCAGGCGAAATCTCACAATTTACAGTTGTTGTGGTTTTCAAAGTATTCAAAAAAACACCATAAGTAAAATTTGAAACATCGTTTGAAACATTCGTTGAAAAATTCGTTGAAAAATTCGTTGGAATATTATATGTATCATCTTTAATATTAAATGTTAAATTAAAATCATAAACATAACCATAATGGCTATTTAATTGTATATTTGGGATAGATATATTTCCTATATATTGAATGGCTTCAAAATAATTTGGTTCTGTGTTTGTAGTTATGAAATTTATTTTATTATCAAATATTGGTGTATCAGTATTAGTAATTATTTTACTATAACTTAAATTATTTGAGTTATTTATTGTTCCGTCATAATAATATACATTTAGTAATGCGCTGGTAACATATATAGATCTACTTATAGGTTCTATACTATATCCAGATACATATATACCAATCGGTACAGTAAAATTAAAACTATAAGATGGATTTTCAGCAGATTGAATTGCCAAAGTAAAAAGATTTGTTTCTATTCCATTTAATGCATTCTGTGTTTTAATGTTCAAAGAAGTTGACCATGGAATATTTATAGTTTCTGTATAATTTGCGTATACATCTTTTGAACTCGAATAATTATAAAGAGGAACTGTTGGATCGTATGTTAAAAATGTCAATGGTCCGGGAACCCCACAAGATGAAGTTGGGGTAGGTAAATAAGGATTTTTGTTACAAATATTATATCTTAAATTATTGTTTACTAATTGTGACCATTTTTGTGATTTTGTTATTTTTGATGCTTGTGTTGAATTTTTTTCATATTTTAGCACTTGAATTTTACGTCTCATATCTAATTGTTTTTGATTATATGTTGGATATGGTGAAACTGCTACATATCTTGGTTGTGGTGTAAGTAAAGATAAAAATTTATTACGCTGTGCTAATGAATTACATATTATTATATTATCTTCACTTTGTGAACTTGTAGACATATTATATCTTATGATTACAAGTTATTATATTTTATTGTTGATAAATTATTTGTATTATACAATTCCATTTGTATTATACCATTCCATTTGTATTATACCATTGAAATCCCATATTACTTACACCTGAACTAATATTTGTAGATAAATTTGGACCACTTCTTACGATATTATTTATTTCAAAAACATTTAATGCACGATTGAAATAACGTAAATCAGATAATTGACCATTAAATCCACCATTACCACACAAATATATATCACCATAATTTTGTAAAGGCACATTTTGAAAAATAATACGTTGTGTTATTACGCCATTTATGTAAACGTCCATAATTTTATTTTCTATACGAATCATTAAATTAAACCATGTTTTCATAGGAATATTAACAATATCTAAATATTCCGTTACACTTGTTATATCACTTGTCGGTTGAGAAGATGCTGTATTCATATAAATACGTGCATTCATTTGAACATTAACCGTGCTGCTTTGTTCCGCCAAAATATTTATTTTATTACCAGTTGATGGTTCACTAGGAATTAAATATAATCCAGGTGCATTATCTACTTTCATAATACCATTATTGTCAAATATTCCATTACCACCTTTTGTAAAAACATGTTGAAACTTTTTTTTATTTACTCGATCATAATCTTGAACATTCAACCATATTGACCAAGTAAACTCTATACCATTTTTAGCATTATTTGATCGTAATATAGCAACTGAACCTACCTTTTTAGGATCTTGATAAACAATTTTATTATTATTTCCTGATAATAATCCTGATAATACATAAGGACTCGAATTTGGTTGCATGTAATAAGTAATTAAACTAATCCCTAAATTCATAAATATCAAAAATCCAATCAATACCAAAATTAAAAATACAAATTTCGCAATTATACTATTTGATTCCATAAATTCTTGACTAGAATAATTAGATACATTTGATGAAAAATCTTTCAATGTTGTCGATACATTATCTCTAATATTTACCAAAGAATCACCTACTTTTTCTGCACTATTTGATATATTTCCAATAATCGTAGAAGGTTGTGGTTCTGACATATTTTATGATAGTATATTATATTATCGCTATATTTTTTGAATTACATGTCATCGATTATTATAATATTAAACCGACAAAGTCGGTACAAATAGGACATTTGTAATGATACTCACAATGGCTTCATTACAAATATTTATCAGTATAAAAAAATATCTTTATCGTTGATAAATTTACTCAATTAAAGCTTTGGAGTATTTATTATACCAACTTTGTCGATGTAATGGTTGCTCCTAATGCCGAATGCATTTGGTTTCGATTTACTGAATTCTTCGACGGTTTAAAATAATTTTATCTGACTACTTGGTGCATTATTACTTGTAATATTTATAACAGCATGATACCCTGAAGGATTGCTTAGTGCTGATGAACCATTTCCTGAAGTATAATAATTCCATACACTTTGTGGGTCAATTGGTGTTGGCCAACGTTTAAAACCACTAACAACTGTATCAAATCCAGCACCATATCCATAATAAATATTACTTTTATCATCTGGATTAACTTGACTTATAGCCAATGATTTTACCATTTTTCCATCTAAATAAATGTCAACTGTTTGGTTATCAATTACAAATGTTACACATACCCATTTTTGAATAGGAAAATTACTTGTTATTGTAATAGGAGGACTTTTTGCGGTATCCACCTTTGATAGTTCAATAACATTTGAAAGAGTAGTTATAGCAGTAGCATCAGCACTAGGCGGATATTGTGGATTAATAATACATTTCAATACAGCAGATGTACTGTCTAAATATACTACTATGTCATTGTATCTACTAAATATTACATTTTTTGTAGAATTCTTCCATGTGTTAACATAAATCCAAATACTATATGAATATCTTGTTGATTTCGGTGTACTCAATGTAGAAACTAAAATAGGTGGTGGTGGCACAATTGTATTCAAATTTACTTGAGATCCAGATAAATTATTCACACCAGAAAACCATCTATACCAAATAAAATATCCAATTACTGCTAATACAATAATAGCTAAAATGGTCATAATACTATTCATTAAACTTGAAGCACCTCCTTTTGTTTTTTTAGACATTTATATTATATTATTTACTGAGAAATATCTCATGATAATATACATCTTCTATATTATATTTTTATGAATTCGAACGGTGTTATAACAATATAATGTAGAAGATGTATATTATTGTTATTAGTATAACACTAACAACATTCTTTATATTGTTTTATAAAATATTTTCTGGATTAAATTATACCGTTAAAGATTTGTAATGGCGTATCCTAAAATATCTTATTCAAACGGTATAATAGTGTAAATTATTCTATACAGTCGAAGATTTCAAACCGCCGCAGACCCTTTATAAATTTAATACAAAAGTTGGTGGATTTTTATTCATATATAAATTATATAAATTTGTTATTTGATATTTTGTTAAAGGTTCGCTATAGTAAGAAATATTACATATAGATCCATCTAAACCATTTTCATCACCTATTATTATCTTATCAGTCAAAGAATAGTTAAGTCTGTTTTTCAATTTCATTTCAAAATTTCTTATCAATACTCCGTTCAAAAATAATTCCACATTTGAACTATTATGATAATTGAATATTAAATGATTCCATTTTTGACCAGGTAAATTAATTTGATAACTTGTATTACTATTTTTTTCTGACCCTTCAAAAATTATTTTATACACATTTTTTGATCGTTTCTCATCGTCCATATCATCATAATATAATATTTGTGGTTTTGATTCATTTTTTTCAATATTTGTATAATTAAATATATTTTTATATGTCCCTTTTTTTAATGTATGATTATGTTGATTTATATATATCCACATTGATATACCATAGCTAGTTAATCCTAATTTTGTTATATCTTTTGTTATAGGATCTTCCTTTTCTAGATATGATAAATTTAAATTATCACCTGATATTTCTTTTTCGTTTTGTAAAAATACGGCATTTGGTAAAATATTGTTTTCATTTTTTTTCAATACTTTTAAAATAGCACTTGGTATTAAAAAATAACAAAGTAATAATACAATTTCTAAAATGAATAAAACGAACACTGAGTTTGAAGTATTATTATATTGATTCAAAAAATATTCTATAATTTCATTAATAAAACAAGGAATAAAGAAAATAAATTGAATAATAAAATTTATAATTCCACTTTGATTTTCCAACATTTTTTGAAATACTTTGTAAAATAAAGCTAATGCAATCATTACAATTAAACCCAATGTAATACCTAATACAATATTCATGATTCGATTTGTACTTTTTCTTTTGGACGAAAATTTATTAAATAGAAAAAATAATATTCCAATCATACTTATAATAAAAATTATCAATCCAAATAACATTTTTATATATTTTTGACTTTTAATCAATAATAAAAAACAAAAAATTAATGCTATACCAAAAATTGTAAAATATAAAAAAAAATAATTATTATTATCCATGTTTTCACCTATTGCTAAGTTGTATAAAAAAAATGGTAGAACCAAAATCAAAGCAAATAAAATAAAATATAATAAAATGTAATTTAAAATATTTGGTGAAGATAATGTATTTTTAATTTTATCTGTAAATGTAATCATTGTTTCTTCTATATAAAATGGTATTATTTTCTTTTTGATTATTGTAACTTGTGAAATTTATTACAAATTTTCTATTGCTGTTTTTTTTCCATGACATTCTCTACATAATGCAACTAAATTATCGATATGATTACTTCCACCATTTTCTAAACGAATTGTATGATCTACTTCAAACCATGCTGATAATTGATTTTTACAATCCCCACAAGACCAATTTTGTTTCGCTGCTACAAATTTTTTTTTCGTTTCACTTACAGAACGTTTTGTAGTACGTTTTCCAGATTCCATTATACGCTGTGAAGATACATATTGACGATCTGTTTGTGGATTCCCTCCTGAAATAGTTCTACCACCATCCATAAATTGTGGATTTGTAGTAAAATTTAATAATGGTGCTATACAACTAGTAACATTCTTATCAATCGGTAAATATTTTACATAATCACTACTTGTTTGTAAAATTGTTTGTGCACGATCGGGATTTTTTCGTAATAACCAACATAATGCCAATCCAGCAAAAGCTACTCCAATCATTTTATAATATTTTTTCCATGATAATGCTATTTTAAGATATTTACCATCTGTATACATATTTCCTATAATTAGCCCTGTTATTAACAGTATTACTAATTCAAATCTCATCTATATCATTTATAGAGAACAAATATTAAAAATATTAAAAACAAAATTAATATTCCATAAAGAATATGTTTACGAATATGTAACGTTTCACTTAGTATCACTGGTTTTGTCTTGTAAAAATTATTATATATATCAATACTATGATAAAATGATATTTCTTCTTTACCCAGAAATTGATTATATTTATTATGAATAAAATGAACCCATCTCATAAATGATTCTCGATGATCTAAATACGGCGTTACTGGATATTTATCTAAAAAATTACTAAATTGATCTCCCATTTCAGAATTCGGTAAAAAAAGTGGTAAATTTTGAATGAAATCGTAATATTTACGTTTTGTTACTGAATTTGGTATTTCTGGATATGTATACGCAATTGAATGTAAAAAAAACCAATAATAAGGACCCCATATTTCTGAATCATATTTCATCTTGTTAATGAAAACTATATAGAACTTGATTAATATAATCTTACAGTATAATCGAATTACAAAAATTTCTATATATGAAATCTTTTTCTGAAAATAATGTTACAAAAATAAATTATGAAACAAAATCAAAAAACAAATCATCTTTTTTTTTTGAAAAAAATAAAACGAATAAAACGAATAAAAATAATACAATAACATCATATAATAATATCAACAATTGTAATAATTGTGGTAAATCTGGTCATGTTTTTCATCAATGTAAAATGCCTATTACAAGTATTGGAATAATTGTTTTCAGAATTGTTCCTAATAATGATTCAAATAAAATGTCCAATGAATTACAATATTTGTTAATAAGACGAAAAGATACTCTTGGTTATATTGATTTTATGCGAGGTAAATATTCTATTTACAATAAAAATTATATTATTAATATGTTAAAACAAATGACTAATGATGAGAAAAAATTATTATGTTTGGGTAATTTTGATTTATTATGGAAAAATATTTGGGGTGATTCTGTAAATAATCAATATAGAACCGAAGAAATTATTTCCCGTGAAAAATATAAAATATTGTTATATGGTGTAAATAATAATTTTGAAAATTATACATTACAATCTTTGATTGAAGAAAGTAATCAATATCCTTGTTGGGAAGAACCTGAGTGGGGCTTTCCTAAGGGCAGACGTAATAATCAAGAAAATGATTATGATTGTGCTGTTAGAGAATTTTCTGAAGAAACTGGTTATTTTCCTGAATCATTGGTATACATTCAAAATATTTTACCATTTGAAGAAATTTTTACTGGTTCAAATTATAAATCATATAAACACAAATATTTTTTAATGTATATGAAGTATGAAGATTCTATAAATAAAGGAATATTTCAAACATCTGAAGTAAGTAAGGTTGAATGGAAAACATATCATGATTCTGTATCTTGTTTTCGACCCTACAATTTAGAAAAAATACGTATTTTAACAAATGTTGATAAAGGACTTCATACTGTTAAAATAATGAATAATTATTGTTTTTAGAGCAAAATTCATAGTTGTTACTATAAATGTTGAAATATTCGTTATATTATGTTATTATAACATATAGATGTCCAATAAACAAACGAAAAAAAAAAGAGAGAAAGGACCTAAATATCATAGATGGAATGATAAAAAACAAATATATGAATTACGTAAACCATATCAATTAGATCATGATCCTGAAGATAATAATAAACGTATTTTACCTTTGGGTATGAAACGTCTATTGATCCAACAGAATAAATTAAAAGATTATTTGGATTATTTTGAATCGAAAAATTTACAAATTATAGAACATAATGATCTGAAAGATGGTGACGATGATGTAATAGAACCTGTTATTGAACCAAAACCAATAAGTGTTGCCCCTAAAAAAACACGGAAGTTACGATTAAAAGTTGTTGAATCATTAAAACAAGCGCCATCAGAACCCGTGCCAGAACCCGTGCCAGAACCCGCAGCAGAACCCGCAGCAGAACCCGTGCCAGAACCCGCAGCAGAACCCGTGCCAGA